GGCTGCTAATGACGCTGCGCATTACGCCGAGATCCTTGCCGAAAATGCGCGAGTGCATAAGCAGGTGGCAAATAGGATTCTGGAGCCGTTCACCTTTATTTCAGTCGTGGTCACCGCTACCGAGTGGGACAACTTCTTTGCCCTTCGGCTACACCCCGATGCACAGCCTGAAATTCAGGAACTGGCTCGATGCATGAAGGCTGCGATGGATGCCAGCGAGCCGAAGTTCTGCGACCCTGGAGACTGGCACCTTCCGTACATTACTGGCCCATATCCCGATGATGTAGAGCAGGCCAAACTGATCTCCGCCGCCCGCTGCGCCAGGGTGTCATACCTGAATCATGACCAATCCGAGCCAGACACCACAAAAGATCTGGCATTGGCCGAAAGGCTGGCTGAGTCGGGTCACTGGTCGCCTTTTGAGCATCAGGCGGCACCTTTGTCCTACCATCGCTGGCTTGGTGGCTCATGGGAAACAGGCGTCACTCATGTAGACCGAGATAGGAATCTATGGTCCGGCAACCTTCGCGGCTGGGTCCAGCACCGATGCCTAAAAGCAGCAGAATAGCCCGTCAACGCCAAGCAGCAACAGAGAAGGAACTGACCCTGCTGGCGCAACTAATCGACCTGGAGGAACGCATGACCGAATACGAACTACGCCGAGAACAGATCGCCGCGTCGATTGACATGGCCCGTGAGGCGCTAGCCAAAGAAAAGTATAAAGACGTGGCACGGTTGCTGGAGACCGCGCACATCATTGTGTCGAATGAACTCGAAATGGAGGCTCGGAATGAGCAGCGAAAAGAAACCCTGTGACGGTCACTGCGGCCATTGGCACGAAGAACGAGGCTGCCTGGAAGGTCACGGTCGATGGTATGTCGGTGACTGTGAGGACTTCATCACGCTTGAGGAGGGCGAAGAGTGGTACTCGGATATGGAAGAGGAGGCGATATGAAGCCGTGGACATATAAGAGCAACATATCAGGCGACTGGCACCGCTGTACGATCATGCTTGGAGATGGTTCAACCGTAGGCGGGCGGATGTCGCTTGCGGATGCTCGTTTGATTGCCGCTGCGCCGGAATTGCTGGAGGCTTGCGAAATTGCCTACCAATCAGACGATTTGAGCGTAAAAGATATTTTGCGTGCTGCGATTGCCAAAGCAAAGGGGGAAGCATGACCGAATCAGCAAAATCTTATCAGGTCGGCGGTGACCACTATCGCCAGATGGAAGTTCAACCGTGGGACATCGTGGACACATGGCCCAAGATCGAGCGCATGGCTTTCTACCGTGGAAACGCACTCAAGTACCTGATGCGTGCTGGTCGGAAAGGCGAAATGCTGGACGACATTAAGAAAGCCAAGCACTACTGCGAGAAGATGATAGAGGTATGTTCGTATGACTGAGATTCGCACGTTTGACGACATCGAGCACCGGGTACTGGCTTGGGGCCAGGATCGGGATCTGTATAGCCAGTCAACGGCAAAGGCGCAGGCGATCAAGCTTGGCGAGGAATTCGGTGAACTTATGGCCGATCTGGCCAGGGGTAGGTGCCCCTCTGACAGCATCGGGGACATGATGGTGGTACTGACCCATATCGCCCATTTCCACGGATTAAGCCTGACAGGCTGCTACGCCAGTGCGTACCGGGAGATCGAGCCGCGCAAAGGAAAATTTGTTGATGGTGTGTTCATCAAGGAGTCGGACCTTGCCTAAGTACAGAACCGGCTCATATAGCCTAACCACCTTCGATCAATACGGCACCAAACTGGCGTTGGCTTCATGCCCTAGCCTGACTGATGCAAGCGTCATGGGTGAAGACGCTGTAGCCCGTGGCGATGCCTTTTCCTATGTGATCCAGCGCGTCATCGTCAACAGCCTGGACAACGCATGGGAAAGCAAGCGCACACCCAATGAACTGGATGACCTAGCCCGCAAGGCTGGTCTATAGCTTCCACCTGACCCGGCCTCGACGTACATCGACATGCACCCAGCTTGAGTATTCACCCAAGCCCAGGGTATTCGGGTGCTTCTCGTCGATGTATGCCACCACCTCGGACGGTGCTACCCCTTTCACTTTGAAGTCAGCAGCCTTCCCGCATAGGTGCTGGCTGTTCGGTGAGCCTCCCACAAGCGCGTTGTGATGCCGACAGCGACACCCGCTGGTGATGGTCACTGGTGCGCCGTAATGGTCCCTGATCTCCTGTAAGATGCTCACGACACGGCTGTCGATGTCGTCGAAGCCGCAGCCGCAGGAACATGAGAACTCGCTAAGGTAAAAGTTTTTAGATAACTGCTCAGTCACCAAACCATCTCCTGTAAGGCGTTGCTGGCGGATCAATCGCCGGTAGCCCCTCGATCCCCTCCGGCGCTTTCAGGTTGGCATGGTAGCCCGGTAGCGGGGCCATCTCCGGGTAGGGGGTGCCCTCCTCGTCCGTCAGCGTGTTGCCGGTCGGAGCGTGGATGGTGCCGATCATGTCCAGGGCGATGACCGGGGGCTTGATGGGTTGCCATTGGGGGCCGTCGTCGGTGTCGATCTGGTGGGCTAGACCGGCTGAGGATAGGGCTTGCCACATATCCTGTTCGGTGTCGGTGTGTAGGTAGTAGATCATGATGTGAGTTTCTCCAGCTCGGCGTTGGGCAAGCGTTTGGGTCTTGGTCCTGATTTCTTTTTAGGCAAGTCAGGAAAATCTTTTGTTATGTGCTTCCAGATTTTCTTGAGTTTTATTTGAGAGACATACGAAGGCACAATGTTGTACTCATTCGCAATTTCTTTATTAGTGCGAGGATCATGGTAAATAGCTTTAATTTGAGCTTCTGTCAGTTTTGCATTGCCGTTATTGGTTCCTGGCAATGAAGACTGCCGACCCTTGTTGACTTTATCTTGCATATTATCTGCTGGAGTCCCAGCAAACAAATGATTTGGATTACAGCATTTTGGATTGTCGCATTTGTGGCAAATAAACAAGCCCTTGGGGATTTCGCCATTTGTCAGGGTGTAAGCAATGCGATGAGCTTTTAACAAGACCCCAGGCAAAGGTGCATATAAACCGTATCCATTATGCGCCAGTGTTCCCTGCCACTCCCAACAGTCTTCATCAGCTTTGATCGCGGCATTTGACCAAAAAGCTTCAATGTTTCTGACAGCTTCTGTGATGGTCAAATTACCATTTTTCTTGCGGTACTCAGCAGCAGAAAGCCTGCTTTTTTCCCGCATCAATTCTTTGTTTTTTGCTCGATAGCGACGGTTATACTCACGCTGCTGTTCTTTGGTAGTCATGAGGTTAACTTCTCCAATTCCTGATTACTGAGCCTCTTATTATAATACGAAAGGCGGGCGATGTGGCCGTTGAGGTGATTTACTGTTGAGTTTGATCCAATAAACAATTTATTAGGGCTTGGCAAAGATCCGCTAGAATCTGTATAAGCTGAAATCCCATTCCATGAGGATGCGAAATCGTTTGCTTTGTACGCAAGTGCGTTTTTAGCAGTTTGGATAGGCATAACTACATATCCATTCGGGAGAGTTGTATCTCCTGAAAATTGCGAAACACTGCCATTTATAACAAACGGATAAACTCGATCTGGCGAATAACCAGAAAAAGACCTAACAGCAATATAATCGCCACTAGCTTGACTGAAGTTATACAAAAATAGACTCGTGCTATCCGCTGGTCTGAATGATGAAAATTCTGAATAAATCGTCCCCTCATCCTGTCTGTAAAACTCCGCAAAATCATCCCCATCAACCACAGCAACGTCGGCTTCGCGGGTGACGGTGGAATCGGTGGTGGGGATGTAGCTGGTGGGGAAGGAACCCTCCTCTAACTGGGCGCCCCAGGCGTAAAAGGCTCCTGTTTCACCAAACGGTCTGGAGATAAAAACTCTTGCCGAAGTACATCCAACAGGAGTTGTAAAAGAAAACGAAATGCGAGTGTATGAATCTGTATTTACTTGCGACAAATAGCTTGTTGCTGGAACTATGTCTGCAGCAGCAATTAAGTCAAGAGCCGAATACTCCAGATCGCTAGCAGTGTCATTTTTTATATAAAACGAAAATGTATAAGCAGTGGAAGCTGTTACAGTTACATCATAAGCAACAAACTGCTGCCCTGGCACCGCTGTTATTTCGTAATATGTCGCAGAAGATGTACCGTCTGGTGATACGTCGTCATTCTCTGTAGCAGATACGTTACTTCCAACATTCCATGATGTGCCGTCATCTGGAACTGAAGGAGCTATCAAATTCGTCCTACTCTCCTCCACCAACAACCCCAAACTTTCCCCTGTCTCCGGGTCATGGTCGAAGCGTGCCTGATTGGCGCTCGCGGTTTGCAGCACTCCGCTCTCGTCAAAGTAGGTGCCGGAGCTTGCGCGGGTGAAGGTGATGCGGGGGTCGAGGGCCTTGTCGCGGGCGAACTGGAGGTCGAGGGTGGCCCAGGCGGAAAGCGTTCGCGGCGCACTTACAAGCCCGAACAACCGGAACAGCGATGTCAGTTTGGTTAGTTTCATTTTGTCAGACCTTTTGCTTTCTCGTACGTCCGCAACCCGCCAAGCCCCAGCATCCCCATTAGCACCGTCAGCAGCGTGCCCATATCAAAATCAATGTCGGGCCAAGTATAGCCCGCCAGACCCGCCAGCGTCGCGCCTATCGGGCTAAGGACAAAGTGCCATCCCAGCGCCAAGACACACACCCACCCCACCGCAGGCCGCCAGCCAGCGACCCAGATTGAGCGGTGCCCGGCCTCGGCTTGGTTTACCGCGATCTGTGCTTGCGCGATCTCGTGACCGTGGCGCTCGGCCATTGTGGCAAGTTCGTGCGCGAGCCTTGCTCGTTCGTCGGCGTCGGGGATCCATTTGTCGAGCAGTGATGATGCGGCGGTGATTAGGGTTGGGATCATAACGGGGTCTCTAGTTTAGGCACGGGTGGTTATTTGGGAACCACTGGCTGGTAATTCCAGATACTGGTAGAAAACGTCGTAGAGGATATGGCGTTAAGTTCGCAAGCTGTGCCTTTTGAAACAACGATTGTTGCGCCATCATTGCGAACGTTGGCGCCTATACCAGCGGCGATATTTGGTCCTGAAAGGTTCAGTTTATTTCTTCCATTGTTGGCCGCCATAAAATTGGCGGCATGGGTGCGCGGCGCAATGTTGTTATCGTTGACTACTCCACTAAACAAAACTTCATCATCTAAATTAGTAGATGGGTCGTTTTCTTCAAAAATTAAACAATTTGAAAAAACGTTCGTTGTGACAACCTCAGAACCGACGGAAATATCGAGATCAGCGAATGTTTGAATGGTGAATCCGTTTTCATCAAACTCGGGCATGGGATACAGGTGAGCAATGGCGACACTTTCTATGATGTTGGCGAGCCCTGTGTGTGATATGGCGCAGCCGTTCCAGGTATTTTTGAATCCGTTGCGATAAAACAGTGTGGTGCTGACGACAGGATTGTAGGCAAAAAAGTCGGTCGGCAGTTCTGCCAGTTCGTCACCATACACATCAAACATACCAGCCGGGAAACTGCTGAGGCTGGAGCAGTCGCGCCAGGCTTCCTCGAAGCCGACAAAATTACCCGGGTGGGCGGCCAAGGTGATGCTGGGGAAGCTGGTGAGGCTGCTGCAGCCTTTCCAGGTCTGTCTGAAGTTGCGCCCGGCGGGCAGGTCGAGCGCGGGGAAGCTGGTGAGGCCGCGGCAATACTCCCAGGTCTCGGTAAAGGTGACGGCATTGGGCAGGGGGATTTCGGGGAAACTGGTGAGGCTTTCGCACTCTTTCCAGGCGGCGGGCAGGCGGACTACCGTGGTCAGATCGAGAGCCGGGAAGCTGGTGAGGGCGGTGCAGTTTTGCCAGGTGGCGTCGAGGTCGGTGCAGGCCGGCAGGGCGAGGGCCGGGAAACTGGTGAGGGCGGTGCAATCGCGCCAGGCGGCGTCGAGGATCTGGGCGTTGGGGAGGGTGATGATCGGGAACGCGGTGAGGGCGGTGCAGGTGTCCCAGCAGTCGTGCAGGATGCGGGCCTCGGTAAAGTTCATCGGCGGGAAGCTGGTGAGGCTGCTGCAGCTTTCCCAGGTGTATTCGTGGCAGCGGACGTTGGCGAGGGCGTCGGGGTGGGCCTGGAAGCTGGTCATGTTGGAGAGGTCCCAGAAGGTGTCGAAGGTGACCAGGGTGGTGAGGCCGCGCTGCCAACTGGCAGCGGTGATGGCTGCCCAGCTGGTGGTGTAAGCGACGGTGAAGTGCGGCAGGTGGCCGCGGATGTGGACGGTGTAGGTGCCGGTGGTGGCGTAGGTGTGCTCGTAGTACCCGGGGGCGCTGATCTGGGTGAAGTTGCCGTCGCCCCAGGCGACGGTGGCGCGGTATTCGAGGTCGGCGTCGAACGGCAAGTATTCTTCGGCGTCGTAGTAGCTGGATGCGGATTCGAGGTCGCCGCCTGCGGTGACGTCGTAGCAGAAAACGGCAAAGCTCAGGCTGTTGGTGAGGCTCAGGTCGAGGGTGAGGGTGAGGCCCTGCGCCAGCTCCACACTGATGACCTTGCCGACCTGCGTCAAATACTTGAGCAGCGGGGCCAGCCATCCGCCGCGTGAAAGCGTAGACTGATCCGCCAATCGCAGCGGGATGAACTGAAAGTCGATCTCTCTAAAGCCATCGACTGTGATCGGCACCGATTGCGCCGGCATCTCCAGATAGCCACTGACGGCCAGCGGAATGGTCTGCTCACCCGGCGTGGCGACAGTGCGAATCGGGATCTGCTTTTCGCTGATCTCCTTGTATCCGCTGATCGACAGCGGGATAGTCTGCTCACCCGTGGCGCTCATGCCGTACCCGTGTCGGTGCCTGTATCGGTGCCCGTGTCGGTCTCGGTCACGTTCAGTTCGCTGCGGTCGATGTCGGCGTGGGTCATCACGACCAGCCGGCCCTGGCCGTCGCGGAAAACACGATCCTTAATCGGCGCCCAGGTCACGATTAACGCACCGGTGGTGTCTGTTACCGTCGCTTCGTCGTAGTAGGTTCGATACTGCGGAAGCTCGGTCAGCGGGCTGGCAATGCCGGCGGATTCGCTCACATCCGCCAGCGCGCCGAGTTCCGAGGTCGGAATCGAAATGCCGGCGGCTTCCGTGGCGCTGGATGTCTCGGCGAAAGCCTCGCCCAGTTCGGCCTCGATCTGCTGTCGGAAATCCTCATTAGACAGCGGTTCGTTGCCTGGCGGGTTACACAGGATCGCGTTGATGTAATCCTGCAAAGTTGCAGCCATATCAGCTTGCCGCGACTTCGATCATCGAGGACAGGAACAGGCTGATGTCGGTGCTGTTTCCGATAAAGCCGTCGTTTGTAAAACGCATGTGAACGGCAATCGCGTTTCCTGCGCCGGACAAGATTTCGGTGCCGAGATCCAGCGTTGATCCGCCAGTGGCGGTGTCTAGGCCATTGCTTGTGGTCGCCAGTCTAATGTCTGTGTCGTCTGGATCGGTGCCGCCGTCAGCGTCGGCGATTGATACTTGAATTTGCCCCGTGCCGGGGTTGGTCGCGTCTTGAAGTTTGCGGTTTGCTGTCGGAACGCCGATATAAATCACGCCGTCTGCGCTGCTGCCATCGGCTGCGGCAAGCTCAAGCGGTGTCTCAGTGTCATATAGCGTGGTCAGTGTTGCGTCGGTGTAGATATAGGCGAGCTGGGACATAGTCGGTGCCTCAATGGGAAAGGGTCAGGATGTCTTGCGGGATCATCACCGCGTATGTGTCGGCAGCGGTGACCGTAGCCGGGGCGCGGTCGGGGTTCGGGATGTTTGGAACTACCACCGAGCACCGCGTTTGATACACCGGCCCCTCTGCCGTGCCGCGTCTATTTGTGATCCAACCGTCCCAGGATGCAGCCTCGGGCGGCGATGTAGCCAGCCCACCGATCCGCAGCGGGAAGTCCAGGCTCTCGGCCCTGGCGGCGCTGCTGTGTGCGGGCTGACCGGGCGGTGTCAGTGTGTCATCGCCTGCACCCTCGGCGCCCAGGCGGCGCGAGATCGCCAGTTCCACGGTCATCGTGAGTGCGCCGCGCTCCCGGTCCATCACTTCGCTGACTCGACGTACTTTGCCGACAGCGGTCAGGCCGGGTGATTCGAGGCGGACGGTCTTGCTCAGGTCCATGTCGGGCCGGTACACAATCGACGCGCTCACGCTCGTCCTGCGGGCGCGTTTGCGCAGCTCGGTCGCGGCTTTGTGCATCGCAACGACCATGGCGTCTTGAGCCGCTGAGCGCCCGTCTACGGCGCCGGCTGTTGGGTAGAACACATAGTCCCCGGCCAGGGCGGAAGACTTGCTGGAACCCGCAGGCGGGCCGGTGTAGGTCTTGATGGTCTCGAAGCTGGACGTGTCGTAGCGGACCTGCAAGTTATAGGTCTCATCGCGCTGTACCTCGCCGATCCGCTCCTCCAGTTCGGGCGCGTAGACGGTCATGGTGTACTGCTCGGTGATGTCCTGCGCCCATCGCTTTGCCAAAGTCCATGTGCCGCTGAGCATGGGTGTGGTCGTGATGGCATTGTTCGTCCACTCGAATGAGCCAGCGATGCCTGAGCAGGTATAGGTGCCGCTGTCGGGCACGGCGGTGTATGACAGCCCGTAGACGGCCCAAGACGTGCTGCCCACGGCGGTCTTGAGCGCCTGCACGGTCAACGCATCGCGGACGGTTGGGGTTTGGAAACCGGCGTATTGGCAGAAGCTATGCCCGGCATAAGTGACGCGGTACTCGCGGTGTCGCAGCAGCGGATAGCGGTACTGGAAAGTGACAGCGATCCGGCCCAGCAAGTCGCGCTTTGATGCCCGCTGCAAAGAAAGCGTGTCGTTGAACCGCGTCGCATCGGTGATCGTGATGTCCGGTGTCGCTTTTGCTTGCCAGTCCACCACACGCAGTGCGCCAGCGCGGTCTACGTGCATCTCTGCGGGCACGGTGCTGATCTGCGCTCTCGCGTACTGGTAGCCGGTTGCACGGTCATCGAAGATGGCGGATGACCAGTAGCCACCGATCAGCGCGTCAATGGTCGGGCGATCCAGGGCTTCTAGGCGCCCCTGCAAGTTCGTGCTACCCCGAATCGTGACCAGCCCGACGACCGGGCTGTAATCGGCAACATCGACCACGCCAGTAAACCGCCGGTAGGTCCATGCGCTGGTCGAGATGTCCACGGTCAAAGTCTGTGCTTCGTAGTCCTCAAGGTCCAGGGCGCCATCCGGCGGGACGTAGGAAAAAGTACAGATGCTGCTGGCGCTTTCCTCGGCGTCGATGCGGATCGTGCCGACGATAGACGTTGTGATGTCGGTCGTGCCGAGCATGACCGTTGCGCTCCAGGTCAGGTGCGTGGCGGTCAGATCGGACTCGACAATGCTACGGACATCGAGCGGGATCGTTTGCTGGGCGGTGATGCGCTGGCCGTCGATTCGCAGCGGGATGGTTTGCTGGCCGGTGGTTGGACGGTCGCTGATTTGTAGCGGGATCGTCTGATCCGGCGCAGATTCAAGACTGGCAAGCAGGCGCGGATTGATTAGCGGCGAGGCGGCCGCGATCTGTGCGGCGGCAGTCGGCGCGGCGATGATCTTGGGGCTGGTCAGTACATCGGCGGCGATGAAGGCGCCGACATCGGCCGTGGCGACCAGCTGCGGGTCAGCGAGGATGTCTGCGGCGATGCGGGCCGTGATGCTCATAAGCGCGTATCAGCCGACGGTGCCAGACGCGATCTCGACGTTAGTGCCAGCGACGATGCTCAAAGTGTTCAGGACGATCTTGCCCGACACAGCCACAGTCCCCGCCTCGGCGGGCAAGGCGAGGTGTACATTCCCGTCTGAGTCGCAGATCTCAGCATACGCCGCAGTGCCGGTGGCGTCGGCTGACGTGTCCGGCCCTGCGAAGCTAAACGCCAACTGCCCGGTGCCGCCGCTGACGGTGCCGCAGGGATCAGACAAAGCGATCTCGGCGAGCAGTACGTCCGACGCGTCGCGGATCTTGACAGACCCGGCAGATGCACCGCCGTCGATAGTGTTGATGACGCCCGTATGCGCCGCACTGAGGGCAGCCACGGACCACGTTGCAGATGATGGTACGGCCATATCAAATCTCCTCGGCGGTCACCCGCCAGCTGTAGGTGTGCCCGCCGCCGCCGGAAGTTAGCGACTGGTTCATGTCGAGAATGTGTGCGCTGATCTGCGGCCAATACGCCACCTGGTAGCCGTCTGCGCCGCTCACGGCGGTACAGGTGGCGACATCGTCGGTCACGGTGACATCGGTCGAGATCAGCTCGCCGTCTTTCACGGCCCACGCCAGTGGCGCATAGAGCGCACCAGAGCGCCGTCCGGCGGGCAGTGTGATGGTGGTCGCGCTGCCGGCGATGTGTCGGGGTGTGGCGCAGGCGATGGTGACTGCGCCGGATGTATCGAGCTGCGCCAGGGCGTAGGGCAGTTTGCCGTTGCCGCTGATCTCGGTTCGAAGTTTCCCGGCCCATGCGCGACGGATGTACAGCGACCCGTCAGCAGCGCGGCGTGTATCTTCGGCACGTAGCTCGGTGTACTGCTGCGTCAGTGACCAGCGCGAGCGCATCGTGAGGATGGCGGGGCCGATGCGCAGATCGGGTAGTTGTGTGCTCATGCGTTACAGCCCCTCAAGGCGACTTCTCGGGCGATGTCGGATGCGAGGCCAGCCGATCCGATGGCGCTGCCGCCGGTCAAGCCTTGCGACACGCCTTCTTGTATCGCAATGCGAAGGATCTCTTTAGTCTGTTCAGCAGCGACTAGGGCGCTATCAGGATCAAGTTGTAGTTGTAGCTTGCTGGCTTCGGCCAGTTGGCGACGCAGCGATTCCAGCTCACTTTCTGCTTCGCGCACATCCAGTAGCTCGGCCTGCACTTGTGCATCCCCGACCGTGCGCACCCAGCCCTCCAGGTCGCGCTGCAAGCTGAAAAGGGTCGCGGCGGATAGCTTGCCAGAGTCGGCTAGGGCTTCCAGCACGTCGGCGGCTTTGTTCAGATCGCGCTCGGCGATGCCGAATTCCTGATCTTTCAGAGCTTCGTTGGCATCTTGGATTTCTTCGTAAAAGTCCAGCACGTCGGCGTTGTCTGCCGAGATGTTGTCGAAGATGTCGTCAATCCGATCTTCGAATTCTTGCTCAAGCTCGGCCTGCGCCGTGCGGGCTTTCCGTAGCTCTTCGGTCTGCTTTTCGAGTTCTTTTTCGGCGTCTTCTGTCTGCTTTTCCAGCGCCTTTACAATGCCGTCTATCGCGTCGGCGCGGACCTTGGCGGCTTCTTCTTCGGCTTTGGCCTGCTCATCAATAGCTTTCTGTACTTCTTCTGCGCCTTGTTCTACTTCTTTGTTATATTCTCTGCGAGCCGCAAGTTCGTCTTGTTTTGATTGCGCTGCTTTTTCTTCTTCGCCTTGCAATTCTACCAAAGCGGCTTTTTCGTTTAGCGTTTGCTTGATGCTTTCTTTTCGCGCTTCAATGAGGCTGTCAAAAATGCCGCCGACATTCAAAGACTTTAGCGTTTCCAGTTCTTCATACTGGTCTTCCAGCGAAGCGTTAAGCCGGTCTAGATCGTTGGCATATATACCGAACTTCTCAAGAAATGATCCAGCTAGAATCGTTGCGCCGGTCTTTATGCCATCGGTAAACTTGCCTAATGCACCCTCGGCAGATTGCAGTTTATCCGCCAAAAGACTTGCGTTATCAGCAAAGTCTCCGCTGTAAGTGACAGCAAAATCTTCGACTTGGCGATTCAGTTCTGACACTGCGTTACTTCCACCTTGGAAAACGCGAATCAGATCTACGCCGCTTTTGTCAAATAATTTGTATCCCGCTAAAACTTTTGTTCCTTGATCGTCAATAGACGCAAAAGCATCAGCCAATAGTTTTAACTGATCTTCAAACGACGTTCCGTCAAAATCATCAATAGTCAGCCCTAATGCTTCAAGTCCTGCTACAGCAGGGCCAGTACCAGTTTCTTCTACTTCTGCAAGCCGTCGAATGAACCGCTGAATGCCAGTGACAGCAGTGTCTGCGCTGACACCAGATCGTTCTGCTATAGCGCCAAACGTTTGCAGTTGATCGGTGGTCAGCCCGAGTTTTTCTCCTTCTTTATTCAGCGCGTCAACTTCGCTGACAAAATCTTGCAGGCTTGACAATGCCGCGCTAATGCTAAATCCGCCTGCAATGGTGGCCGCCAGTCCTGCTATCCCTGAGCCTAGCGATTTGAAGCTCTTGGTAATTTTGTCGTTCTGAGTTTCTATCTCCTTGGCATTTTTCTTGCTGCTTTTTGCCAGCTTGTCATATCCTTTGGTGACATTACCAACCTTGCCCGAGAAAAGATCCTTGAGCTGGATAGCAACTTCTATGATTTTGCTGGCAAGTGACATAGCGGCTCCAAGTATACCCGGGCGCGGGGCCCGGGTTAATCACATCATGCCATGTCGATATGATAGTACTCGGACTCGCCATCACCTTGCGTGGTGTCCGCCAGGACTTTGCCAGCCAAGGTAAGCGTGCCAAAATCATCGCCGATCAGGCTGATGCTGGACGGATCAGGCTTGAAGCGATGAATGACAACGCGCATAGCCTCGCCATTCATGCCTGCGTTGACGCCGGTCAGGATGACTTGGAACTCCTGTGTCGTGGAAGTCAGCGCCTCAACGACGTCATACGCGGTCTTGGTGTATGACACCAACAAATCATCGGACGCGGAGATATTGCCGCCCGACAAGATCAGGATACCGGCACTTGTCACCGTGTAGTCGGTGCCTGCGGTGTATGTCGTGCCGGCAGGATCGCTGGTGACGGTGACGGTTTCGGCGGTGTCGATAAGGCTTGCGGTCAGCACCAGTCGATCACCGGAAGCGAGGTCCGCTGGGGCTGAAATGCTTTCATCGGACACGCTGCCGGAGGCCACGCTAGAAGCCGTGCCAAGTGCCGCGATGGCAAGGTTCTCTTTGTTGTGGTCGTACAGTTCCAGCGACATCGTGACCTGCGTAATCAGCGAATCGGAGGCCCAAGTGCCGCCGCTTGCGTTGCGGTAGTTGGTCACGGTGGATTCTTCGAACTCAACCTCAATGGACATGTTCGAGTTTGGGTTGCCTGCGTCGCGTCCATTGAAGTACGGAACGCCACGGAACTTCATTGTCTTTTTGGTCACTTCGGCCATGTCTGCTTACCTCAGTCGGCTTTGCGAATGTACGGCGCTGTGTAGACGACACGCACGCCGACGATAGAATCTTGATCTTCTGGATAAGTGATGTCGCCCTGCTCAAACGCGATGCCTAGTTGCTCACCGAGGTGCAACAGTCCACCGAGCGTGCGGTCCGTCGATTCGACAGCAACGCGGATGTCTTCAAGCATCCGGCAAGCTACATCTTCTGGCTCGTCATCCTCGAACCGGCTGTACGCTTCGACAGCAATACTTGCTTCGATCAGCGTGCGGGCCGGGGCTGCGGCGGTGACGGTTTGGCTGTCCAGGTAGATCGCGCACGCGGGCGGCGCTGGCAGCCTATGACGACCCCTCTGGACGTATCGGCCGATGTCTGTGTGATAAGCATCGTCCGTGTCCCGGATCGCCGCCAGACGGGCGCTCAAGGCTTGCAGGATGAGCAGGATTTTCGGATCAGCCGCCATCGGTCTTACCTTTCACGGCTTGTGCGATACGCATCATCTCGATCTGTCGAGAGCGGGCATCGATGGCCAGCACTCCGGTCAATGCCACCAGTGCCAGCACAGCCAGTACAAGCGCGAGCCAAAGCGAGCTGACCACGGCGATAGCCCAGGCGGCGCAGGCGTGGATTACAGCGACAGCAGTCATTGTCTTGCCAGCACTAAGGGCGGACATACAGCCTCCACTCAGATTCGTTCACGCGCTCCCACGACTCGACTTTGTAGGTCTTGCCGGTGTAGGTGATCTGATCGCCTCTAGCCGGATCAGCGAGTTGCGACAGGCGCACGCGGAAGGTAGGCGCGTCCTGCCGGGCAAGCTCGACGATTTCACCGAAGCTGGCGGACTGCCACTCAGGTATAACCGTCAACGATGCGGCAGCACCGACAGATGGCGTATATGTCGCCGGCTGCCCGGTCGTCAGATACACACTTGATGTCAGCGCGGCTTCGGAAAGCATCAGACCGCATCCCGCAGGAAATAGACCACAACGCCCAGGGTGGCGGTAGCGATCATCCAGAAAAATCGCTCAGCGAAAGCCAGCGATTTGTCCGCGCCCGCATTGCGCTCGCGAAGTTCATCGATAGCGCGGTCGTGCTCTTCGATCTTTTTGAAAGCACGCGCCAGCGATTCACTATGCTGAGTCAGTCGGCTTTCAATCACTTTGATGTCAGCAATCGCCTCAATGAGTCGATCTAGCTTTGTCTCGATTTTATCAAGGCGCTGATCGAAAAGGTCGGTGACTTCCTCAATCATCACGGTGTCCAGGTAGTGAGTGCGACAGAAATTGAGCCATCAACGGCGCGGGCATAGACATAACCGGGGCCGATCAAAGCTCGGTTAATTGCTTCGTGGTCGCCAGTCGTCAGGCGGTGTCCAAGTACGGTAGACGCTGGCGCGGATTCAGTGTCGGCGGTAGCGACATCGACCTTGCCGGTGCCGGTCGTCGGGAAGCTCAACAAAAACTCATCGCCGCTGTCGGCGATCTTGGTATAAGTCGTGGTGAGCGTGGTATTCGTGGTGGCCATCGGTGCCTCCTAAAGCCCGGGCGCATGGCCCGGGCAGATCAGGTTAGACGCGCAGCATGCCGCCGACGCCGTGACCAGTCTTGCTGCTCGGCATAGCGTCGCCACGGTACAGCTCACACCAGATAGCAGCGTAAGTGCCGGTAGAGCCGTCGCCAGCCGTAGCCACCACGTCGAGGTAACGCTTCCGACCGCGCAGGTCCAGATCAACAACGAAGAATTTGTTGTCATCGGTGGCGGTAGGCAGTGCGCTGGTCGAGCCGTCGATGTCGGTAGAGGTGCCGAAAACCGCGCCGGTAATGTCCGCGTGACCAGAGGCCGACGTGTTGGACTCGGTGACCTTTAGCGCGGCCATGGCGATGTCGGTGGCACCGAGATAGACGACGATCCGTGCCATGTCCCAGCCGGCAGTATCGACTTCGGCGGTCGTAAAAGATGCGTTATCGACAATGGCGGCGGGAGGGGTAACCGACGCCATCTTGAAGTTGTCAAATTGCTTGCTCATCTTGATCTCCAAAAAGGTAAAGCCGGGCCGGAGCCCGGCGGTCGGTTTACTCGCCGATCAGCGCAGTGATGGGGCCAACGGTGCTGGCATCGCCGACACCGTGGACGTTGATGTCAAACCTCTGCGTGGCACGAATGCCGATCTGGTCATACTCGGAGAAACGCTCCTCCAGGACCATCAGCTGGATGTCGCGGCGGGTACCCATCAGCGATCCCATGCGGAAGTCACCGAACAGCAACATGGCCACGTCGCTGTAATCAGCGGTCAGGCTGGCAGGCATGGACTGCGACAGCATCACCGGGTAACCCTGATATTGCATGACAGGCCCGCGACCCAGGTCGGCGACGGTGTTACCACCAGCAGCGGCTTGGAAAGCCTGCACGGTGTCCACGAAAGCGGCTTGGCTCATGACCCACATGGCATTGCCTTGCGCGTACAGCGGAAGCTGAGACATCACTTTCAGGAAGTCAGCCGCGTCGATTTCCGGGAAAGTGTCGTTGCCAGATGCCGCATCAACCGCACCGGCTTTGCCCAGGATCGCGTTACGCACGCCAACAATGCCGCCGTAGGTCGAGGTTCCGTCGCCGTTAAAAAAACAGGCGTCTTCTTTCTCGGCGAACTGCCTTGCGATGTCGGTTGCCAGCCAGTCGGCAAGGTCGATCACGCTATCTTCCAGCAGGTCATTGGACACGCGGACCAGCGTGGCCATTTTGCGGGCCACCAACTGAACCTGATCGAAAGCCGCATCCGATGCGGTGATGGCGTCTTCTTCACCGACAAAGTAGGCGGTCGTGCCAGACTTGTAGCGCGGAATCGTAAGGGTGTCGGCAGTCATGGTGACCTGCTCGGCCAGCCGCCGGGCAACGCCGAATTCCTCGCGCAGCTCGATGACGCGGTTTAGCAGCGGATCGGGAATGAAGGCACCGCCTTTGACGCTGGATGCACCAGTCATGACGCGGGTCAAGTTTTGTTCGGTCCACTGGCGAGCGTTGCGGTCACCGAGCAGTGCGCCGCGAATCCACATACCAGCAGCGTAGGCGTCACGCTCGCCCGCAGGCGTGTTCGGGAAAGCAACCAGTTTCCGGCCATGGCGCGGCTGCTCAATAATCGGCATTTCTGCGATAGCAGGCACCGGACGAAGGGCGGCTTTCTGCTCTTCGTAGATGTCGGCTTGCAGTTCTTTCAGTGTGCGACCCAGCGCCGCCATCTTTCGTGCTTTGTCTTCGCAGCCAAAGATGCGACCCACGGCCAACATCTGGTCAAGATCCGGGTTCGTGATTTCCGGTTTCGGCTCGGTAGCCTCTGCACGGATCTCGTCATCTTGCACCTGCTCGACAGGTGCCTGGTCTACAGGTGCAGACATGGTGTGTTCCTCCGGTTGAGGTGTAAAAGTGTCACTGCGCCCGACGCCGACACGATCATCAGCAGGCACAGCAACAAGGGAAATTTCATGCGGGGTCCAGGACGTAACGCGGTAGGTTTCCATGCCGTCTTCTTCGCCCTCTAGGCGCAGCGCGTTGATGCGATAGCCCACGGATACTTTGCCCAGGATGCCGTCACGGATGTCATCAGCAATGGCCTGTACTTCCGGGCGGCGGGATAGTCGGACGCGGGCACGGGCTACGCCGTCGGAGCCGATGCGGGCATCAGTGACTACGCCGATTTGTGACCGCACGCTGTTGTCATGGTCGAGAAGCAGAGGGGCGCTGTTTAGCATCCGCGACATATCTACTTCGCCATCGCCATGCCCGAGAATTTCGACGCCCCAGAACCGTTCGTAGGGCGTTTCGGAGCTAAACGCCAGTTCCAGTTCCTCGGCTTTCGTTTCTTCATCGACGGTCAGGAAACGGCACTCTGCCGACATCTCGCGGGACTGCGCCGCCTCTCGGATTTCTTCAATCTTCGACATCAGGTATCGCTCCGGTGTCAGTATCGGTATCGGTGTCAGTCATCAGCCCCATGTCCCGCAGGCGCTCCTGATCGGCAGCCAGCTCCGCCCACACGTCATCAGGGTCGCGCCCTTGCTCGCGGATCACATCAGAGATGGAGCGGGTGCGGAGCTTGATGGCCAGCTCGGCGGCCTGCAGGTCTTTGACGGGATCAACCCAAGGCCAGCGCCGACCGAGAATGGTGGCACGGCGCAGGGAGTCGGCGCGGGCAGGATCAAGCGGACGGCCAGACGGTCGGGTGATGCGACCTAGGCCAACCGAGTACATCAGCCATCGCTCGAAAATCGGTCGCACGGCGGCGGAGATGTACCAATCTTGCAGGGTCATCCAAAGATCGCGCTCGGCCAATGCGCCCTGTCGGAGGCTGCTGTAATTGACGCCCTCAAGGTCGGTGGCCAACATGTTGTATGACACGCCCAAACCGGCAGCGATGCCGCGCAAACAGCCTTTTGTGAACTCTCCGTGCTCTACGTTCGGCCAGCTCCAGTCAAGCGATTTCAGATCCCAGCCGTAGGGCAGAATTTCAGCCAAGCCCGGTTCCAAAACCTGATTGAGTGCGCCGGTAATTTCGTCCTCGTCACCAGCAGGTCCGGTGCCGGGCGGGACATCGGGAGACTGGACATAGGCGGCAGACTTGATGGCAGCCGAGCGGGCGGCGGTGATAGCCGCATCCTCGTATCCGCCCAGCATTTGCATACGAACTAGGCTTGCGGCCATCCAGGGTATGCCACGGCTTTGCCAGATCCACTCGGGCAGGTACAGATGGATGATCTCGGAGGCCGGCACACGAACGCGCTCACGGACCTTGTAGGTCCGGCTGACGGCGCTCGGTGCTTTGGTCAAGTGATAGGCAATGGGGCGGCGGTACTCGTCCATCTCAATGCCCATGCGGATACTGCCGCCGCCGGGCAGATCGGCGTTGTATGTCTCGTCCAGCGTAGCCGCGTCGATGATCTGGACGGCGAAGGCCGAGTCAGAGCGGGGCCAGCCAGTGGTAATGCGAATCAGGCACTCGCCATCAATGGCCATCGTGCGCAGCACAAGCCGGTCGAATTGGGCGCGGGTCATCGTGCCTGACACGTCCCACTGACCGCGCTCGGACTGCCGATGCCATGCTTCCTCAATCGCATCAATCGCCAGCCTGTCAGGGCGGCCAGAGGCTAAAGGGGCGCGGCTCTGAACGCTAAAACCGGACGATCCAACCACGTTCGTTTCCACCAGCCTAACGAACTGCCGGGCATGGTCATTGTTCTGTGCCGCGTCCCGACAGCGGGTGCGGATAGCCTCAATTTCGTGCCGAATGTCGGCATCGATTGGCGTGGAGTTGCTGCGCCAGTTACTGATAAGGCTCGATGGCCTGCCGGCATCCCATGCACGACGCGCTTTCATCGGAAGCTACTCCGCACGAAGCCCGCCAGGGTCTTGCCCTGCTGATGGGCGATGCGGGCATCCTCAGACGCCACGATGCGGCTGTAGTACCGGTGCATATCAAGCAGTCCGCCACGGGTCAATGAGCGGTCGCCAATGGTGCTCTGTACCGCATCCAGCTCTTCGGTATCCGCTCGGCCCTCAAGCATCGCTTCGATGGCATCGACCATCTTGCGAGCGTGGCTCCGGGGGTCCGCTTGGTTGCTGTCAAGGTCCGCCAGGGCGCGGAAGTCGCCAATGTCCACCACAACCCGGTCGCCGGTAGCAACCTTCGTGATCTCAAGCTGCCAGTGATACAGCCCGACCGAGAAGCCGGCGGAGGTCGCGGAATCGGCAACGAACAGGTAATAGCTAGACGTGGTGCCCGCATCTTGCGCCAACTTGATCTCATCTTCGCCACCACCCGAGATACGAGCGACATACTCGGCGCTGTACTCGCCGGGCGGGTAGTCGAAGACCAGATCAGACCGCTTCCAGGCGATGTAATCGCCCGGAACGACCTGTGTCGGCTCGCCCTCGCGGGCTGTCGATGTGTCAAAGAGGTTCGCCATAACTGCATCTTATGGCGGGGCGTGTGCAAATTTAATGGGAAAATTGCACTAATTGGGGTTGCATCGGGCGGTTTTATCCGTATAATAACAATCACACCAACGAAAACACAGACGGAGACACGACATGATCCTCAACCAAAAAATCAAACGCCTTGAAGACGACGCCGATTTAGCTTGGCATGACGGTGACGAAGCAGAAGGTATGCGCATTGACGCCCTAGTCTTTGAGCTTGGGGCAGAAAACGAGCGCCGATTAGAAGCAGCAAAAACGCGGTTTGAGACCTTCGACGAAGAAGCTAAAGATTCTGGATTGCTGAATGCTAGCGAAACGAGCGTGAGCATGTCTGGAAACGGACCTACCTTTGGCGCTCTGGGTGATAACGCCCTTCAAATGTGCGAGTTCTGGGAGCTGGCCGCAGAATCCGCGCAAAACATCGTTGATTTTCGATAACAAACACGCCACGGACGGCACCAACCCCGGAGACACGACAATGACCCAACAAGACACCATCACCAACTTGGCCGCCATTCACACGCCGCTTGAAATGCTGGCGCTTCTCGAAGATGGCGAAGCACTAGCCCGGCTTGGCATCACCGATCAGGAATTGGTCGAAGATGCGCACTTTGCAGCACAGGACATTGATAATGACCGATAAGCCCAAGAAAAAAGGCGGTCGCCCCCGCCTATACGACGAAAGCATGAGCAAAGTAACCGTCATGCTAGACGAATCCACGCTGTCCATGCTCAACGCCATCGACAGCAACCGCTCGGCGGCGATTCGTAAGGCAGTGGCGCGTTATTTCTCGCGCCGCTGAACCGTCAAGGAATCCTCTCGGGTTCCTTTCGTTTCCCTTCCCACAACGCTTCGCAGACGGCGTACCGCTGCGGGGCTTGTGGGTACTCCTCCTGCGTAGTCGGGTTCCGCATACAGCGTGCGATGAACTCGGCTTTGCTCTCACGTCCTCGGGGCTTGGGTAGCGGCATTATTTCCTCCAGCGTTTCACCCAGTTATACGCGGTCCTGCGGCTCACACCATAGCGGCGCTGTACCGTGGCTGGCGTGTCATTGGGCTGGATGGTGGGTTGGTGGCGAGCAGGAATATACACCGACTCGCCAGCAGCCTGACGGCAGATGTCGTCAGCGATCCTGCGCCCCAGGTCCGCGCCTGCGTGTGCCGTGATGATGTCCGCCAGCTCGGCGAAGGTCATCGCCGCCAGGACGAAGCATACCCACTACGTCGAGCGGGCTTGGGTCGCTTGATGGGCATCGGTGGTGGCTCGCTGGTCGTCTGTGTGACTTTCTCAGGCGCTCTCTTCACGCGGTCAGGTCCATACAGCAGCAGTGCCCCGTAAGCGTACACGCGGCAGTCCAGCGCCTCTACATGCGGGTGTATCGGCACCCATCGGCGCTGCGCTCGGCGTCCCCGCTGATTGACGACTTGCAGGCGCTCACCGGTCAGTTGCAGGTAATACTCTTCGGCACGACCCATAGGGAAATGACAGAAACCGACCTTGCCCGGTCTGGCTGCAAGGTGGTGGTAGATGGTCCGCTTGATGGCGTCTACGCCAAGGATTTCGGGTGGCTTGCCGTTGATCGCCCGCTTGGCCGCTCGTCGATTCTGCTGGCGGATGTCACCCGCTATGGCATCGCGCTCCATGCCCGCTGCACCCTTGATCGGTATCACCCACCGATCCCGGGCACGCTTCACGAACTCGTAGACATGCTGCGTGTACGCGCCTGAGTCAACAGCCATCGCGCAAGCCCGCAGGGATCGCCCATCCGGCGTTTCCCAGGTCTGCCGGTACAAGTCGAGCAGGTCATCCCAGGCTTCGCGCCCGGTAGGCTCACCCGGGATGACTTGGTAATCCAGCGACCAGCTCTCAAGGTTCGCACCCCAGCCAACGACCTCCACTTCGATGCGGTCCTGCTGCACGTCCGCGCCAAGGGTGATCGCCAGCACTTCGCTTGGGCAGTCGGCTCCGTAGTCTTCGGCACGCTGGCTGAGTAGCGAGGGTTCGATCTTCTCGCCTTCACCGTCCCATGGTAGGGCGAACACGGTATTGGTGACGGCTTGCTTTCGGGCGGGATCGTCGCCGGCCTGCACCCACTCGGCAAGGGTATCGTCCCACCGAGCAAAGTTGGACGCCCACTGGTTCATGGTAAATCCCACGGTTGATTCGCCAGCGTTCTTGACCTCCACCCATTGCCCGGTTGATTTCACCAAATCCTCGTCACTCAGGTCATGCGAGTGTCCGCAGTGCTCGCAAGTGTAGGTGATTGGATCAGGCGTGAAGTGTTCCAGACGCGGGAGTTGAGTTTGACCGCACTTGAGGCACGCCAAGTGCCACTCATGGTGCTGCTCGCATCGGTCATACTCGGCACACACGCCAAGGTCGGCGTAAGTCGGTGAGGACACGATAAGTTCCTTTGCCGTGCGTCTCGCCCGGTAAGTCTGTAGGCGCTTCCTCGCCAGCAGCAACGGGTCACCTTCTTTCGTGATGTCCCAGCGGTCAAGCTCATCACACACCAGATAGCGGATAGGGCGGGACGCCAAGCCGGCGGGCGAGTTTGCGCCAGCGATGGTGAGGTGTCCGCCGGGGAAAACCTTGTGGGTGATAGTGCTCGCGCTGTTCCGTGCCTTGGCTTGGCCTACCTTCTCTGCCAAGGTCGGCGAGTCGCGCAACATGGGCGCGATCCGGTCTTTTGAAAACGCCTCGCCCATCGGTGTGACGTTCGGCTGAATGGCCAGGATCGGGCCAGGGTCCAGGTCGATGATGTACCCAACGAAGTTCAATATCGCCTCAGTCTTGCCGGTCTGACTTGACATTTTGCACACAATGCGCTCAGCCGGATGCGCGGGACTGAGATGGCGCATGATCTGTGTCAGATACGGTGCTCGCGCATTCCGCCAGGGTCCGGCCTCGGCACTGGCCTCCGGGCTCAGGTAGCGGAAACGGTCTGCCCACTCATCAACCGTGAGTTGCGGCGGCGGTCGCCATGCGGCGCGAACCGAAACGGTCAGTATACGGATCAGCGCCGGATGTTGGTCACTCATGCGAGCCGCTAAGCTCCTCCAAGCACTCTATGACCGCTACCTTTATGACCTTCTCAGCCTCTCGGATCGTCTTGGCTCGCACCATCTCCGGGGCCAGCCTAGACGGTAGGGACATGAGGCGAGACTTCGTGGTGGCGACATAGCCGGTCCAAGCGGCTTCGACTTGTGAGGCGGGGATGAGTTCGCCTTCCTTCTGCCGGCGCTCCATCTCCACCAACAGGCGGCGCTCGCGGTCGAGCTGCGCCTTCTCCTGCGATGGGTCCAAGTGCTCGCCATCCTCGCCACGGAGCAGGCGCAGTGCTTCACGTCCGCTGTATAGCTTCCCGTTACGCGGTCCCGGTTTGTGCGGCAGCTCGCGTAGGCGCTCGGTGATGGTGCGACGATCCATTCCGGTAAGTTGAGACAGAGCTGTAATTGAAAGGTCCATAAATCAATGACTTACAAGTGGAACCTAAAAGAAAACTTTAGCTAGTAAAATTGCGGGGTTCCAATTGCCA